GGTGAGCTTGTCCTCGATGTAGCTCTTGATCTCGTCGTCGGACAGCCGAGCGACGCCTTCGCCTGCGCCCTTGCGGCGCGGCGTCGGGTCATCGTTGGGGACCAGGGCTATGTTTGCCATCGAGGCGCCGAAAGCGCCGAAGCCCGCTTGCAAGGCTGGCTTCGTTCGACGATGGCGGCGCCCCCCTGGCGGGATTAGGCGCTGACCACGGTTGTCAGGATGGCCGCGATTGTGCCACGCCAGCGCCGCGGCGCAACAGGTTCCGCATCCCCAGCAGCCCTGCCCTGTGCAGAGATCGCAACTGGCGCGGCTTGATCCGCAGGCGCCGCATGCGCGCCTGCAAAGGCTCGCGGTGCGGCACGTACAGCAACACCAGCGCCACGCGCCATTGCTGCGGCAGGCGCTGCAGCGCGGCATGCGCGGCCAGCATCTCGGGCTCTGCGCCCGCCCCGGCAGGCCGGCCGACCAGCCAGTCGCCCAGCCGCTGCATCAACTCATCGACGTGCGCCAGATCGGGCGGGATGGTGGCGGCCAGCGGTTGCAGCGGCATCAGCGGCGGCCCCCAAGGCTCGGGTAGCGGATGCGCGAGCCGAAATCTCCCCGCCCCGGGGCGAGTCTCGGGTATTCGATGGGCCTGCCCCAGTCGGGCTGCCCGCCGGGCTGGTGGCAGATCGCCAGCAGGCCGAATGCGTCCGCCGTGTGGCTGCTCCAGTCGTGATCAGGCCCCAGGCCGATGCCGCGCATGGTGTCGCGCTTCTCGTGATACCAGCCCAGAGCCGTCAGCCCGGCCTCGCATCGCTCGGCGTGGAACCACATCGACGGGAACAGGCGCCGCACCGCCTCGATGCGCTGGCGGGCCGCGCCCTTGCCCTGGTTTGGCACCACCTCCACCGCGTAGCCCGCATCGCGGAAGCCGCGCTCAAAGCTGGCGTCTACCGTGCGATCCTGTGTGGCGCCGTCGTGCGGCAGCCAGACGCTGGCGCGCTCCGGCGTGTAGCCGCGTTCGCGCATCCAGGCCAGGTGCGCCGCCAGCGGCTGCCCCTGTGCTTCGTAGTGGTCCAGCACGCGCACCTCGCGGCCAACGAACTGCGCCACCCAGAACACGAACGCATCGGCCCGCGCGCCGGTGCCTCCCAGGTCGGCGAAGAGGCGGAACTTCAGGTTCGGGTCAGCGCCCACGCGCCCGATGCGCCCGCTGGCGCGCGCCGCGGCAATATCGGCCGCGAAGTAGCTGCCCTCCGATGCCGTAACGTACCCGCCCTCCCAGATGTGGTCATACTGGTCTGGCTGCTGGCGCAGGCAGTCATCACGCTCGACCAGTAGCTCGGGCGTGATGAACGGGTTGTCGCGCCAGTTGGCCCTGACCACGATGGCATCAGTGGGAGGCGCCGGGCCGCGCAGCATTGCGTCCACCGGGTCGGACGCGAAGCGCGGGTTCCAACTGAACCACAGCTGCGACCCCGGCGAGCGGATCGTCGGGCGCAGCATCTTCAGGCTGTGCGCGCTGGCTGTCTGCGCCTCCTCCCACCAGGCCACGCCGAAGCCCTCCAGGCTCTTCACGCTCTCGGCCGTGTAGTCCGTCATGCCCTTGAAGATGATCACGCCATCGCCAGGCGTGGCGATGCAGTCCACGAATGACCGGAAACCGTGCCGCTCGCCCAGATCCAGCGCGCGCAACTTGGTTTCGATCAGCGCCTTGGCCGACTCCTTCAAGTCCTTCTGCACCTCGCGGATGCACACCGCGCGCAAGCCCTCGCCGCCGCGCTCTCCCGGGTGCGCCGCGCATTGCTCGATCAGCAATTCGGCGAAGAAGTGGCTCTTGCCGGACCCGCGGCCGCCCCAGGCGCCCTTGTAGCGCGCCGGCTTCAGCAGCGGCTTGAACACCCGCGCAGTCTCAAGCCGCACGGCCGATCTGCTCCTGCGGGTCGATGATCACGCGCTCGATGCGCTGGATCTGCACCGCGCCCGAATGCTGCACCCGCTCCACGTACAAACCGGAGCACTTGCCGCGCAATTCCTCGGCCTTGATCGCGGCGGCGAACTGGCCGCTGGCCCGAGCCTCATCGCGCAGCGCCTTCAGGGTGGCCACATGCTCGACCAGCGTCACCTCGTTGGCCGCCGCCGCCTGGGCCTGAAGATCGGAAACCCTCGCCTGAACCTCGCCATCGGCGGCCAGCATGGAGGCCTTGCGCCAGACCGTCGCGTCCTTCCACGTCGCCGATGTCGGGAAAGCCTCGCGGTAGGCCGCCGCCTGGCTCAGCCCCTTGGCCAGGCCGACCGCGAAGGCTTCGCGCCGGGGGGTCAGCACGGCGTCACCTCCACCCGCACGAAGCCGCCGACCTCGCCGCCGGCTGCTGGTGCCTCGGCTGACAGCTTCCAGCGGCTGTCGTCCACACCCAGCGCGTCGGCCAGGCCGTCGAGCCCGGCCTTCATGCTGGCGATCAGGTTGTCCAGGTCGCGCCGGCGCCGGTCAGGCGGCACGAAGTGAAGGTGCACCGCCAAGGACTCTGGCGGCCCAGCCAAGGCCGCAGCGCCTTGCATTCGGGCCTGGGCAGCGCATGCGGCCCGATAGCGCTTCTTGGCGGCTGCCAAGACCGCCCAATGATGCGCGCGCGTGTTGGGGCTCAGCGCCCGCGGCGGCCAAGGGAGGATGAAGGTCATGGTGTTATTGCGCCGACACATTGGGGACAAGGTGTCGGCGCAAGAAAGCAAGCAGCCATGCGGTGAAATGAATTGTTGGAAAAAAAACCACCCTATCCTCCTCTTTAAGCATCGCTTAGGGACGAGCTAACCCCCGTCGCGTTGTCGGCGACATTGGGATGGAGCGCATGGATGCTTGCTTTATTGCGGGGACACATCTGTCGGCAATTTGTCGGCGTTGTCGGCGTTTTCTGCCCTGGCGCTGAGATGAGCGGCCACCCACGCAAAGCGCTTGCGGCCCTTGCCGGTTGACCCGGGCACCTCGGCCATCAACATCGCGCCGCGTCGCTCCAGCGACTTCAGGGCATCGTCGCGCAGTCGCAGATTGGCTGCCCGCCAGGAGCGGGATGACTTGTTCAGGTCGCGCTCGGTGCAGCCCCTGGCCCCGGCCGCGCGCACCAGCCGAAGCACCTCTTTGCAGAGCTGATCGAAGGGGCCGTCGGAGATGCGCTCGCGCAGTTGCACCAGGTTGCGTTCGCCATGGCACAGCACATAGTCGCTGGCCCACTGGGCATCCTGGCGCAGGATGGACTCGTGGCCGCAAGACACCGCTACAACCAATGCCACCCGCATGGCCATCTCGGTCGTGCGCGTCAGCATCTCGGCCAGGCCCTCCGCGTCGAGGTCGCCCATGCGCTTGTGCGCCGCCACTTCGAGGTCGGAAAACACGCGCAGCGCGCCGGCATCGATCGCCATGTGCACCGGTGTCGGCTCCATGTCGTGCGGCACCGCCATCGTGGCCATGTTCCCCTCGATGGCTGCGGCCGCATGCGTGCGCCGCGCCCATTCCAGCAGATCCTCTGGCGGGTCGATCTCATCGACGGTGCGCGCGAGCTGGCGCCCGTGGTCGGAGTGCACAGTCAAAAATCGGTTCAGGAACCCGTCCGCCACCGCGGCCGAGGTGAGGCCCGCAAACAGCGTGTCTGGCGTGGACAGGGCCAGCAGCGTCAGCGACGGCTTGCGGACCGATCGTTTGGCCATCTCCTCGGCCTGCCTGCTCGACAGCCCGGCGGTGCTGTAGGCCGTGGGCCTGAGAACGCCATCGGCGCGCCCCCACACCTCCATCAAGCATTTCAGCGTGTTGCGGTCGGCGTAGTTCTGCGCCACGGCCGCAGCCTGCAGCGTCTTGCCGAACTCGTCCAGCACGCTGAACTGCGACGGCCTCTCGATCAGGCTGGAGACCACGCCGGACTCGCTGGCGAAGCGTCCGGAGCCAATCAGGCTGGCCAGGCCGGCCGCTTCCAGCAGCCGCTCGACGGCATGCTTGGCGTGCTCCTTGCCGGAGCCCGATGCCCCGATGTTCAGGAAGTACAGCGCCGACCAGTTGCCGTTGCTGGTGCGGTACCTCCGGCCCATCAGGACGGAACCCAGCGCCAGCGCTGCCTGCACGGCGAACAGTGGCTGCGGTTTGCGCGCCGTGGCGTTGATCCACGCGACGGCCTGGCCCAGCATCCCCGGTACCGTCATGAGGTGCGCGGGCACCTGCAAGGCCGACGGCGGGGCCTCATCGGCATCTTCCGGCTGCTCGGCGATCTGCTCAGCCACAGAGCGGCGCAGCAGCGACAGCGTGACGGCCGGCGCAAACTTCTGCTGGGCGGTGGACACCGCGCGCGGGATGTCGGCCATCCGCGCCTGGAACCGCTCATCGCGCGGGGCGGTGCTGGCGTCCATGAGGCCGCGCAGCATGTTGACCACGGCGCCGCCGGCCATGCCGCTGGCCACCATGCTGGCGGCCAGCATGTTCAGGCAGTCGTGCAGGTTGCGCCCGGCCAGAATGCTGCTGGTCAGATCGCGCACCAGCGCATCCTGAGTCCGGCCTGTGTCAGGCCCGCGTCCTGCCGTCTGCACCTCATCGGCCTGCAGCTGGTCGACATCAATGCCGAACACCGCCGCCGCATCTGCCAGGCTGTAGCGCACGCCGGGGTCGAAAAGATCGAGGTGGCACTGGAACGCGCCGCCCGGCCGAGGCTTCTGGTTCTGGCCCACAGGCAGCCGCACATAGCGCACCGCGTTATTCCCGGACCGGTCGACCTTGATCTGCCCCGATGCGGCCATGGTCGCGAGCACGCGGGACACGATCTGCAGATCAGCGCAGGCCGGGTCGTCGTGCGTCAGGAAAATGCCGACCTGGCATCTGCCAGGGCTGGTCTGCAGCACATAGCTCGGCCGGCCCACGAGATCTTCGACCTGCACATCGTCAGCCACCAGCACCAGCAGGCGGGCGAAATTCTCCTTGCGCCGGGCCAGTTCGCCGCCGACAGGATGCAGGGCAGCCACACTGAAATACGTATTGAGCCTGCCCCATCCGTCCACCATGGCGGCGTCGAGCGCGGCATTGAACGGCCGCCCGGCCCAGTTGCCGCCGGCCTGGTCGGGGTTGCCGACGAATCCGGATACCCACAGCGTCGTCCCATTGGGGGCTGCCTGCGCCACCTCGCGCAGAAATGCGCTGTTGGTCACGCCGAAGCCTGACGAAGAGGGGTGCGCCATCACGTCAGTCATCCCACTGCAGCGACGGCTGATCCGCGCGCAGCATGTGCTCGCGCGCCATCACCTGCAGGGCGTGCAGGTAGTCGGCCGGCACGCAGTACCGATCCTGCGGCACGACCTTGAAGCCAAGCTGGTACAGCAGCGCCAGGGCGTCCTCGAGCTTCTCGGTCTTGATGCGGCTGATCGTGCTCTCGCTCACGCCCAGCATGTTCGCCAGGTTGCGTTGCGTGCCAGGGTCTTGCAGGCGCTGCAAGACCCGGCTGAAGGCCTTGCGTGACCTCTCGGCGGGCGTCAGGGACAGTTCAGCCATATGAACCCCTCACGCACCGCCTGGTGGGCGCCCCGCCCCGTGGCACGATGGAAGCACCACGCAACCACGCACCACGGAAGGGGAACCCATGGAATCGCTGGAAGATCGAGTCTCGGAACTCGAAGGTGTCGCACTCGGCTTGACGATAGCGATACGCGCACTTTCAAGCCGACCCGGCAAGACCATCGAAGGCTTCATCGCAGCCATGACCGAACTCGCCGCAGGCCTGCAGGCGCAAATGCAAGAAGCCGGTGCCGCCAGCGCGACCATCGAGATGCTGGAGCGGCTGCGTCGATCATCCTGATCGCCTCGGCGTCTAGAGCGTCCAGCAGCCCATCGGACGCGGCGCGGCGCGACGCCTCCCGCTGCTGCGCCTCGAACTGCGCCGCGATCACGCTGCGCGCCATCTCGTACAACCGCCCGCGGCGGCGGGCATCCGCGTCAGGCCGCATCGCGCACCTCCGCCGGCGCCGCCACGTCGATGCAGGGGCGCCCTTGCGGATGCGGCCATGCGGGATCGGGCACGCGATGCCAGCGCACGTCGGGGCGCATCTGCTCCACCGTCACCCGGCCCTCTGTGGCGCGCTCGATGGCTGGGCAGCGATCGGGTGGGGGTCTGCCGTTCCAGCCGATCACCGATGGCGTCTTGATGCCGAGCATGCGAGCAACCGCGGTTGGCCCACCGAGGGTGATGATGAGGTTTGACATGACGGGATCGTAAGGTATGCCTAGCACAAATGCAAGGCAGCCCTCTCATCCGGCGCGATAGGCTCCCCTAATGGGATCTACACTGGAAGATCGCGTGCGCGAATGCATGCGCCGTTCGCCTGCGCTGTCTCAAGCCGACATTGCGCGCGCGACTGGCGTCAAGACGCCATCGGTGGCCGACTGGCTCAACGGGAAAACCAAGTCGCTCAAGGCCGAGACCGCCCGTCGCGCTGCTGCTCTATTCCAGTGCGACCAGAACTGGCTGGCGACCGGGGTTGGGCAGCCAAACTGGGGATTGGCCGGCGCCGGCACCGCCTCCCCAGCCACACCCCCAACGCTCGAAGCCGCGCTTGAGCGCCTGAGCATCGAACTGGCGCGCGACCTGGCCGACGATGTGCGCCAGGACGTGGCCGACGCGCTGCACAAGCTGGCCATGCGCCGCGGCGCAGAGCGCGATCAGCACCAGGTGGCGCACTTGCTCGCCACCCCGCCCAGCAAACGCCAGCGCGCGGCGTGACGATGGCGCGCATATACAGGATGCCGCGCCGAAGGCCGGCCGCGCAAGCGCCGGGCAGCGCGAATCTGTCAGGTGTTACAACCCGCGCATCGGTGGAGTGCATCCGGGGCACATGGGGGCTGTTGTGAAGGACCGGGATCTCAAGGACGCGTTCGATATGGCCGCCGCAGCCGCCGCGGTTGACGAGGCCTGTCCAACCATCGATCGGTACGGGCAGCGGCGATACACCGTGCAACAGGGGCTGCGGAACGCTCATGCCGCCCGCGAGGACTCCGCAGCGACGCTGATTTACCTGTCCAAAGTTCTGCCGCGCATCGAGTTCGGCGTGTTCGTCTGTGCATGCATGCTGGCTCTTGTGCTGTGGCGGGTTTGGTGACTGGCCCGCTCGATGCGCTGACCCTCGGCTGACTGCCAGCCGCGGCCATGTATTTCATGGGTCGGCACGCGCAGCCCTAGCGCGCGCCCTTCCTCCCCCGCCATCGCAGCCCGCGCGGCTCTCGCCATGGCGCCGGGCGTCTTCGTCGATGCGACACGGCCACTGAGGCGAAGCCCCGATTTCCGCACAGTGACAACGCCCGGCTGCCGCTATAGCCGGCGAGCTGCGAAAAATATTAGGTGCCCCTATTGATCTGTCGCTAGGCTCGCCTTATAGTCACCCCACTCCCCCACGCCAACGGCATCCCGCCGGGGGGAGCGGGACAAGGCGATGCACATCATCCGCACCTACTCTGCCGGCGTCCACGTCGGCACGCTCAAGAGCCACGAAGGCACCACCGTCGTTCTGACCAATGCCAGCCGCATCTGGCGCTGGGCCGGCGCAAACACCCTGCACGAGCTGGCCCTGCACGGTCCGGCGCAGGACTGGACGCGCATCAGCGAACGCGTGCCCGAAATCACGCTGACGCAGGCCATCGAGTTGATCCCCGTACAGCCGGAGGCCGAGGCCGCATTCGAACCGCGGTGGGCCAAGTGACCAGGCGCCGGGCCAAAGTGCAAGTTGCTTTCGGCTACGTCGCCGACAACGGCTACATCATCGACAACGGCAACGGCAGCGGCTACGGCAACGGCTTTGGCAACGGTTTCGGCGAAGGTGCAGGCTACGGCGCTGGAACCGGAGATGGCACCGGCTATGGATCTGCCGATGGCATCGGCGACGGCTCCGGCTGCGGCCCAGGCGAAGGCATCTTCGACGAAAAGAGCTACGGCTCTTGCGACGCAGACGGCTCCGTCGAAGGGGACGGCTACGGCGCCGGCACCGGCAGCGGCATGGGGTTCGGACACGGCACCGGCGCAGGCGCAGGCAATGGCACCGGGCATGGAGGCCAACCATGACCACCCGCGTACCCCAGCAAGCGGACGCTGACGGCTTCGGCGCCGGCTTCGGTCCGACCTCCGGCGTCGGCTATGGCACCGGCTTCGGCGATGGTGACGGCTACGGCTACGGCTACGGTGTCGGCGTCGAATGCGGATCTGGATCTGGCGAAGGATACGGCTGCGGTGTCTGCACCGGCGACGGCTTCTGCCTAGGCCCTGGCGACGGGTCAG